CCAATCACATATTTCAATATTTGAGCCATTAGATTACTCCTTTCTCAATTAAAATTTTCGTCACTATATTTTCAATCGTTTCTTCATCAGTACCTAAAGTTACACGCTTTAGCCTTGCCTTCCAATCTTCGTTTAAAGCGTCTATTTTATCATTAATATCATGCAAATTAGCTTTGCTATCTAATTCACTCTTAATCTCATCAGTATTGCTATTAACAGTACGCTGAATTTGATTAAAATTAGCAACTGCTGCGTTATACTGAACTCTATCAGTCAAACCAATATCATCAAGGTTCAGATGTTCCATCACTACCACCTTCTTCTTTTCCAGTTTTTTCAATGCTATCCAATCTTGTATTTATATCTTCAAATTGCTTTAAAATTTCTTTATTACTATTAATGAATGAATTATTAATTTCATTGAATTTTGAATTCCACTTATCTTGAGACATCATATTTCCTTGTACTTTAACAATTTGATTTCTCAATGTTTCACCTAACTTCTTATTTCTCTCAAATGCTTTTTGATTTCTAACTTGCCACTCAACTGGATCAAATCTCTTATTACCAAACGTAACAGTATCTGCCTGCTTATTTTGTGGATACCAAGTATACGAGTTAATTCTTACTTCAACATCAATTCCAAATCTATCTCTTAACCAACCGTAATTACCTACTTTAATATCATTATTGAATTTAACTGAATTATACTTGAAGTTAGCATAATCTAAAGTATATTCAATATCTGGATAATCATGGATACTTGCTTTTAGTTTATTAATCAAAGTATTCTCATCAGCTATATTATCGTCAGTAATTGGTTCAGCTTCTACTTTTGGCCAATGCGCTTTTTCAACCAATGGAGACACATATTCAGAGTGTATCTCATACTCAGTGGGCTTATTCTCTTCAGCCGTTTCTGTTGGTTGTTCAACATTACTTTCAGAATTGTTATTCGCTATACCATTTCTAATAATTTCTTGTGGATTAAGCCACGTTCCATCATTAGTAAATGATTTTCCTACAGCAGTATTAAAATCAACTTTAGTAATTCCTATGTGGAGATGCTCTGTATTGCGATATCCAATTATGTCTCCTGTTTTTACTACATCACCAACGTTTACTCTTATGTTAGACATACTAGAAAAAGCTTCCTGGTAAACTATGTTATATCCATCATCCGAATGTATAACAACATAATTCCCCAAACCACCCATATAGGACTTGATAATAACTTTCCCACCATGCACTGCATGAACCTCACTTCCTGGATGATCTACGGAACCAAAATCTAATCCATCATGAAATGAATTAGGTCTGAATCCACCATCATAGCCAAATCTTTGCCCTAAACTAAAAGATCCTTCCCCTACACTAGGAAAGGGCCAACCCCAAGAACCACCAGAACTAGAACTACCATCCGTTTCATCTGTTGTTTCTTGAACTATTGGCTTAGCTTGACCTTTGATGTACGTTGTTATTGTTGAATAATCTTCGTTATAACTTATCTTCGAAACATTGGCATTGTCTATAAATAGAAAAGACTCTTTTGTTCCTAATTTCTTTTGAATGTGGATCGTATAGTTATCAAAATAGAATTCAAATCCAAAATCACTTGCTAAATTCTGCATTAGCAAATCATCAGCATAACCGCCACCAAAGCCTTCTGAAAAAGCATAATTATCAAAATTATCATGTAGTACATACTTTATTTGTGTATCCTTAATTAACAAATCTAAGCACGCTTTTAAAGATTGAGTATTCTCTAATCTCTCATCTACATATTTGTTGTGTAAGTCTTTAGCAATATGAATGGCTGTCACTGAATATTGTTTATATTTCCCCAAAGATACTGGATTATTAGTAACTATTCTATATCTCTGCTTATTTTCTGGTACTTCAATAATTGTAAAAGGTGTCATCATTTGAGCTGCAACTTCATTTTCTGAAGTTTCGACAAATGTAAATGATAATGTTGGATATTGTCCTAATGTATCTGTAATTTGTACATTATCAGCTTTGAAAGCTGTTTGATCTCCATTGACATTTTGAACAAATAACATTTTCTACACCCCTTAATAATAAAATCTAGTATCAAATTTTATGTTGAAATCTGAACTTCCTTCAATTCTCAAATGATTTTTACCAACTTCAAAATCTAGATAAGCATGATTACATCTACCATAAGCCTGTGATCCATTAATAATAGGAACAAGTCCTACAATCTCTAAAGTATCACTTTTACTCAAGCTTCCACTGATAGAGTAACTTTGATTGGTCGTGGTATTGGTTATTTTCAAATTGTTTGCATTTCCTTTAAAAATAATTCTGACTGGTCTTTCATCAGCTTTTAAAGGAATGATACCCAAATTTATGAAATCAAATTCAGTTTGATTGTTAAACTCATACTCTAACTTTTTCTTGCTAGGTATCTCTAGTCCAAAACCCCACAATCCACTTGTAGCATTCATAGGAGTTAATGTAGTTGCTACAGTCTCAGCATATGATTCAGTACATTCTAAATTAATCTGTACATCTGACGCTCTCCAAAATGAATTGTTTTGTGCAGGAGTAAAAGTATCAGCAACAACTTTCCATCTTAGAAATGGCATTCTCATTGTTTGAACATAAAACTCTTCATTTGAGCTTAAAATTCTTCTTAATTTTAATTTCTGCAACTCAAAATCATTGGTATCATTAGCGGTAATATCCAAAACTAATGAGATTGTAGTTTGTTGAACTGCCTTATCTACTAATAAATTATGGTAAGTACTCATTGACTGGAATGTGTATTGAAAATTAGGATATGGAACATCAAATTTCTTAACATGAAATCCCAACTCATTTAAATCATAGGTTGTCCCATCAAGTTTAGTTATCACAACTGTACTTGTCATTAAATAGCACCTCCATATCCATTAACAATAATTCTTCTAGCTCTAATTGCTTCTAACTTAGAGTAAGTAGCATTAGCAATTGTATTTGAATCCATTACAACATCTATTTTCAAATCTCCACTTAAATCTAGCTTACTTTCTCTGCTAATGTGGTTATTTGAAATATTACTAATATTAGTAGATGGAGCAATCATTGAACCATCATACCTACCAGCTTGAATAATACGATTTAATTTAGCGCTCATACCATTAGGATTTTTAGCAGCTCTGGCTTTAATAGCTTCTACAATATGATTATCAGCAGTATTTCTTGCAGGATTAATAGCAATCTCTGGTTCTCCGTCAACTTCACCAAAAATAGATGGTCTATCAGTCCAACCACCGTTAGCGTATCTTCTGCCACCTGATGGACCCCAACCACCTAGAGTAAGATCACTTCTCCAAGTCGTATCATTAAACATTGCTAGAAGTTGGTCAAATGGTTTCCAAATATCATGATGTCCTGGCATTGCATAATGTAAAAAAGTACTATCTATAAATTGAAGAATACCTTTCGAAGGATGACCCGCTTGAGCATTGCTATCCCAAAGATTAATAGCTCTGGCATTTCCACCAGATTCATGTTGAATAACATTTAAGATATGAGCAATGTCTCCAGCACTGACACTTACATGCATTTTAGATGCAGCTCTTTTAATTAAAGATTCACTAACAGGACCATCTCCACCAATTTCATCTAGCTTATCTTTTAACTTTGTAAGTAAATTTTTGAACCAAGTTTCTCCCCAGTGAGGAATTTTCTTAGCTCCTGACTCTCCAAAATCGTGCCAAAATGATTTAGCGGTATTAGTTCCAGCTGAATATATCTTTAATAAAGTTCCTAGTGGATCGCTTAGTGCATCTGTAATAGCATCTATCTTATCGTCAATCATATCTTCTAATTTACTGATTTTTGAAGATGCATAATTCCAGGCTTTACCGAACCAATTGCCAAAGCCACCTTCAAATCTAGGTATACCAAACATTTCAGCTGTTTCTTTAGCCGGCATAACTGCATCACCAGGATGTAACATAGTTAATACATTACGTCCTTCTGGTATTTCAACTTTGCCATTTTGTCTAAAGATTGCTTCTCTATGTAGTGGTCCTTCTTGGTCGTTTACCATTGCTAACATTGGTTTAGCCACTGAACCAGAACTACCTTGTTTAAACTTAGGTATTGAAATCTTAGCCCCAAAGAAACCAGCTACTTTTTCTAATCCATTAGCACCTGTATTCCAGAAATCACCAATAGCTTTTACACCATCATGAACTATGCTTTTAACACTATCCCAAATATCAGATACTTTCCGTTTGATTCCATCCCAAATACTATCCCACTTAGATTTAATCGTATCTAAAACTCCTGAAATAGTATCTTTAATATCATCAAACTTACTCTTAATAGCTTTCCAAATTCCACTTAAAATATCTGAAATCTTGTCTAAAATGTTATCCCAGATATGCTTAGTTATCTTAAAAATATCATCAAAAGTATCCTTAACAGTATCAAAAATCTTTCCAAAAATTTTGCTTAGTGGTTTCCAAATGGCTTCAACAATACTGATTATGATACTTTTAACGCCATTCCAAGCCTTGCTGGTTATTTGTGTCAATCTGTTCCAAGCTTTACTTACAACTTTTACAATGGCATTTATTCCCTTAGATACAACTTTGCTCAAGCTGCTCCATGCTTTAGAGACTGTTTTAGCTATTCCATTCCATACCTTACTTGTAGTTTTAGCAATAGGATTCCAAGCTTTTTCAACATTCTTTTTAAGACTGTTTATTACTTTCATAACTGGCTTTTCTATCTTTTTCCAGACTTTTATAATTGCAGCAGTTAATAAAACAAATGGAGCTAACACTACAACCGTAATTCCTTTAGCAACCTTCTGTAATCCTTTTTTCAAAGAATCAAATACTTTTAAAATAGGCTTCTTAATTTTATTGAAAACTTTACTTATTCCACCAATAGCTTTCCCAAACACACTAGAAATTGATTTACCAATACCAGCCACTTTTTTGGTTACGCCTGTTTTTAGCTCATCAAATACCTTACCTGTATCTTTCTTGATTTTGGCAAAGTTCTTACCAATTGAGCCACCGCCTTTAGCTCCAAGCATTCCACCAACAGTAGAACCAATAAGGCTACCAACACCAGCACCTACAGCAGTCCCAGCACCAGGAACAATAGAACCAATCGCTCCACCAATCCAAGCTCCAGCAACACCACCAGCTGCGGTTCCCCCAGTTGCTCCAACTGCTCTACCAATTTTTTCATTTTTATTTTTCTTGTTAATACCAATTAATTCAGTACCACCAGCAATTAAAGAACCAACTACAGGAATTCTTGATGCTGTTCTTGTAATGATACCTTTCTCTGCTGCTCTTACTGCTGTTTGTTGACCTACTTGTGCTGCAGTTCTAGCACCATTAGCTAGTGTCCTTGACCCAACTTTCTCAACAGTAGACTTAGCAACTGCCTCAGCTACTTCTTGGCCACCACGCTGAATACCAAATAATTTATCAGCACCTACGCCAATTAATCTACCTACTTTACTTGCACCGGTGGCTTTTACTCCACCTTCTGCAACTTCTTCAGCAGTAGTAGCTAATTTACCACCTTTAGCACCTACTCCTATACCCTTAGCAAGTCCACTTAATCCACCTAGTCCTATAATATCTTTTAAAATTTTATAGTAACTGGTTAAAGCAGCAACCATATCCCATGCTTTTTTGGCAACAAATAGTCCTAACATGACTTTAATAAATGTTTTTAAGTCTTCCTTATGGTCAATGATGGTTTCTAAAATATCATTTATTTCGTCTAAAACATCACTAGCACTATCACCTTTATCGTGTGTAACACCTAAAGCATCAGCAATCATATTAAGAATACCTTTAAAAGTATCCCACACAGCAGAACCAATAATCGAGGCTATGCTACCAAGATTTTTCAGTAATTCAGCTATTTCATCTTTATTATCATGTAAGAATTTACCAACTGTTGTACCTAGATTTTCTACCCACTTAGTTGTTGTATTAATGATTCCAGTAAAATTAGCTTTACCTAGCTCTGTGATAATATTACTAATGCTTGTAACAACTGCTGCTTCTAAATTCCCAACAGCACCTTCAAATGTAGCAGTACTTGCTGCAGCCTCTTTAGCAGCTTTAGTCATACCTAATTGGCTAATAGCTTTATTGAACTCTTTAGCACTTATTTGTCCTTTTTCCATTGCATCACGGAAATTACCAGTATAAGCACCATTCTTCTTCATGGCTTCTTGCAATTTGCCAGATGCACCAGGAATAGCATCCGTTAACTGGTTCCAGTTTTCAGTGGTTAATTTACCAACACCAGCAGTTTGGGTCATTACCATTGCCACAGATTTAAATGTTTCTTTTGTACCACCAGCTTGAGCGTTCAAGTTACCAGCAGCCTCAGTTAAGCCCATATAATTTTTGATACCATTTGCTGCTAATTGAGCTGTTGTATTTGCTACATCATTAAGCTCATAAACTGTATCATTAGCGTACTTTTGAACTTCTTTAGCAGTTTTATTAATTTCTTCAGAACCAAAGCCACCTAATTTCATTGTTGACCTAAATTTATCCATAGCGTCAGATGCTTTGATAGCTTCACCAGTTAAGTCTTTCAACTTTCCTACTACCATTCCTACGCCTGCAGTTAATACATTACCTGCAAAAACACCAAGCATAGTTTCTTTTAATCGTTTGAATTTATGCTCAGTGTTTTCTGTATTATTCTGCAATGCTTTCAACTTAGGGCTAGCATTGTCATTTAATTCAGCCTTAGTAAGAATTTTTAAAGGAACTTTTTTCAATAATTCTTCGTAATTGATAACTTCGCCTTTTTGTGCTTTCGTCAGTAATTCTGTTCTGACTTGCTTAGGGAGTTTTTTTAGTAATTTATCAAAATTATCTATTCCTTGTTCTTTTGCATCTGCTGTTATCTTGGTAATAACTTCTTTAGGTACTTTACGTAATGCAGTTTCAACTTCTTCAGTCTTACGTCTTAAAGGTTTATCATCAGCATCAAATTTTGACTTAATAGGATCTTTAAATTCTTTCTCAATATCATCATGAGTTTGTTTAGCTTTGGTCTTAGATTTATCCAAATTATCAGACAAATCTTTTTCCAATTCATTTCCTGAATCTTTACCGATATTTTTTACAATATCATTAATTTCTTTAGTATCAGAAATGAACTTATCTTTACCACCTAAAACAACATCAATATTAACTGTACTATCTGCTGCCATTGATTAACCTCCTTTCTAAGACTGAGCTAAAGCTTTCAATGAATCTGCAAAGCTGGCTACTTTTGCCTCTTGTGCTTCAACTGTTTTATTTTCATCAAGTTCATAATAATTTTGTGCTTCTATTGCACTTGTCAATTCCTTACCTTGTAAATCACTAACATTTTTTCTGCGTATATCTAAGATTTTTCTAAAATAAGTATTCTCATCTAAGCCATCAAATAAAGCTTTGAATACATCCCAGTGCATTTTTCCTTGCTCTGCAATTAAATCAATATTGTATTGTTGTTTAAAACTTGCATAGATTGCACCTGCGTCTTGTGTATAAGAGAATAATTTGTGAGTATTTACTTCACTTGAAACTACATCATTTTCAACAGAATCATTACCATAAGCAGACTTAGATATATAGCTTGTAATTTCATCAATTGCTTTCATAGCAAATTCAGCATCCTTAGGTTCAAAACAAAAAAACATTTCAAAAGCAATTACAATCTTCTCTGCATCTTGGAAAGTATCATCTTCAAGCAAGTTATACATTCTAATCACGTTATCAAAACTCAAATCTATTTGATATTCTTTACCTTGATACGTGTATGAACTTTTTAATGGTTCAGTCAGAGATAACATGACTAACCACGTCTTTTCTTAGTATATTTTTCTGCACGTCTTTCTTTACGATTTTTATTAGTCTTTAATTTATCATTCAAAACATCATCAATTGCAGCAATAATCTTACTAATTGCTCTAGTTGATTGATTATAGTAATCGTAAATTCGTTCACCTTCGCCAGAACCAAAGATCTTATCCATTGCTTTAAAGATATCTGCACGTCCATCATGCATAGTATCAACCACTAATTTTTTACGTTCATCTAACGACATTTCTTTAAACTTTTCTTCTGGTATGTCAGTTAAATCTTCAATTCGTTTGCTTAATTCAAGTTGAACATCTGAGATTTTAACTGATAATTCATCATTCAAAACTAAAGAATATTTCTTCTCGGCTACTGTAACATCTACTTTAGTATCTAGGTTTAATCGTTCATCTAAATTAATACTTGGCATTTTATTTCCTCCAATCGTTTCACATTACTCGTCTCTGTTTATTTTATTTATAATGTTGATCCGCTTTGTTCTTTTTTAGCGTCTTCTGCACTAACATATTTAGGTTTCCCATTAAATACAGGAACTACACTAAATGTTTGCTTAGCACCTGGAGCACCACCGGTTGCTTGAATGTTTGTTAATGTAACTACACCAACAATGTAAGATCCATCTGGATAAGTGAACTTAAATAAGGTCTTTAAAGAATCTCCAATTTCTAGCTGTTTACTTGCAATATAATCTTGAGCAGGATCTCCATTTAAACGGTGGCCAGCAATAGTGAATTGATAACGCTTGGATGTTACATCAGATGTACCAAAGCCTTCTCCATCATAATATTCATCATTTGTTGTTGTATCGTTTTCTGCTGGTGTTACGTTGTTAATACCTGCAGCTAATCGAGCCCATTTAGCACTCGCTAAAGCAGACATATCCTTATTGCCTGCAGTATCAATTTCCATTTTTACTTTATGGTTAAGAATAAAAGAACCAATTTTTTCTGGTGCTTCTGCCATAATTAATCACTCTCCTTATAAGTATCAACTGTGATTTTAAAATCAAATAAATAAACAACATTACCCTCAGTATCTGCTGACACTATATGTGGGAATGTTGTTACTTCTAATTTATTAAAACTAAAACTATCATTCTGACTAACCAAATTAAAATCATATTCTGAAATATACTTCGCTATATTCCACAACGTTTGATTAATCAGTTCTTCATCATTACTACGCATTGCAATTTCAAAAATAAATTCTTCTGTTCGATTGCCTGCATAATCTTCATCAATTACTGTTGATGGCAAGTCATATATACGTAATTCTGGACTTGTTTTATTAGTCATATACGACTGATACAATTTAACTGGTAAATCTACATTGTCGTTAATGCAGTCTGTCAATCTATCCTTCAGGTCCATGATATTCAACTACCTTTCCATCAAGTAAACCTTTTTTAAATACCCTAACCCAATTATTAGAATATAAGCTCTTTGCTTTTAAATCCCATCTAGATGTTGCTTGCGGATGTTCACTTGTTGTCCAGTGAGTAATTGGATGATCGTTAATAAATCCATAAAATTGAGCTTTGGCATAAGGTGTTGTATAGGTAATATGATTGCCTTGAACATGAACTGTCTTTGATAAATGTACATGATCATCTTTTGCATGAACTGACCTTGATAAATTACCTTGCTTAAATGGAACAAAGTCATCCATATCCATTGCCATTTGATTAGTAAAATTATAAAGTCCACGATTTAAAGCTTTCTCAGAAAAACGGTCAAAGCCTTTACCATGAACTGATACCACTACTACCAATTACAACACCTCCAATTCATAAGAATAAACATCATTACTGTAAGGCTCACGATTATCTACAATATTAGTAATTGTGTATTCCTTACCTTCAAAGATTAACTTACTTCCAACGCTATCCCTATCTAATTTAGGTAACGGATTAGAAATTTTAGCAAACAAAAAGACAATAGCATTAGCCGTAATTTTACGATTATTGCTATCGCCTGAATAGATTGTTTGTGGTTGTACAAGTACATTTGCTACCTCAACTTCTTCTGTTTTTTGCTTACCGTATTTATCCAAATCTCCAACTGGAATCTTTAAAGTGATACTTTGATTACACAATCTTCTATCAATTCTAGGTATCATCTGTGTACACCTCGATATAATAATCCATATCTCCCTAATAGATTATATGCTTCTGTACATAAACCATTCTTCATAGTTGATCCTACATTGCTGGCAGGGCTTAAAGATAATCTGCCTACTGTGATACTGGTAAATTCATTTTGAGCTAAATCATAACTCTTATTAATACCAGTTTCACGCATAAAATCTACTTGCTCGCAGATAGCCATTTTAAACGTTTCTACGCGTCTTTTTGACTTATCGACTAATATATCATGAACCTTATAAAAATCGTTTGTAGCTAAATCTATGATACGTTCTGCATCTTTTACAAGCTCATTAAACACATCTTCATCTAACCTATAACCAAACTCAACATATTCATTGTAAGTTAGATAAGCCATTTACATCACCTTACCTACTTGTAGCTGTTTCTGCTGCAACATAAATAGATTTCTTAGCATTTTCAAATACTAATGCGTCATAATAAGATAATCCTTTAATTGTCCAACGATAACCAGCACGGTCATTATCTGGAGAGATAACGTCGACTGTATCGTATTTAACAATTGGAGCAATTGCAAATGTTGGAACTGCTAAGAAGTTTACTGTATCAGGAATTGTTAAACCTTGAATACGATTTTTAGCAACTGTTAAGATTGGTGTTCCACCGTCTAATTGAGCAACACGACGGTTAATTCCGTTAATTTGTTGTTGGTTAACAGAGAATGTCTTAGATACACCATCAGCGTTCTTTAATGCTTTGTAGTACTTAGTAGAAACAAACATTAACCAGCCACCAGGAATTTGATTATCAATCATGTAAGATTCTACTTCATCATAAGCTGCTAAAGCATTCTTAGAATCAATTGTATCTGTTACTAACTTACCACCAGACTTAGCTGTGTCATAAATCTTTTGAGCTAGGAATTTATCACGGTGTGGAATTGTAATGCGTTGGTTATGTTCACGAACAACATTAGCTACTGTGTAAGCCCCATTTTCGGACATATCCAATTGATCTAGGTCATACCCAATCCAATCTTCTTGTGTCAATTCTAGAGTTTCTTTAGAAACATTAACGTTGTTACGTGCATTATCTTGGTTACGTTTATATTTTGTTGCATCTGCAAAACCGTCCATCTTGTTAATACGAACTGTCTTAACTCCTGTAAAGTCTGCAGCTGTGATAGACTTAGCACCACCTTGTAATGGTTGCCAGAGTTGAGAATCTGCTCCAAACTCTTCATCAATCTTTAGTAAATCTTTTTGATCTAATACTACTACCATTTTATCTCATATCCTTTCTAAATTGATTTCATACGTGCTGCAATGCTAGAAACTACCGGATCAACTTTACCATCAGCACCGTTTTCACCATTATTAAACTTACCGCCAATGTTAATCTTTGGTTCTGGCTTTCCTTCTTCAAATAAGTAACTATCACTTTGTTGAACAGCTTTAATTTGGTCATCTAGTCCTTTCAATCTATCTCCATCAACAGTTACTTTTTCCGTGTCAATGAATGGTAAAACTGCTTTTACGTTCTTAGCTTTTGCTTCACGTAATGCTGTTTCGATTTTAAAATTCTTGGTTTGAGTAGCTAATTTATTTTGCCATTCTTCATTAGCTTTCTTATTGTCAGATTGTAATTGTTTGATTTGTTCGTTTAAATCATCAACGTTTTTAGAATTCTTTTGTAAATTAACTAACTGTTGATCTCGTTCATCAAGTTGTGATTTCAAACCGTCACGTTCATTAGTTAAACCATTTACTTTTTCTTGTAAACTGGTTATATCTTTACCGTGTTCAGCCATTACTTTTTCAATCTGTTCATCAGTCAAACCTAAATTCTTCAAATCTTCACGTTTCATGTCAATCTCTCCTATCGTTTTTATTTTACGTGGAACGCTCCACGCTGATTGATTGCATACAAAAAAAGCAGTTTTACGACTTACTCAGGTCGGAATGTTATAATTTTATCTCGTTCACTTTACGTGCTAATTTTTCTACTAATTTCATATTATCAAATCGTGGTTCTTCAAAAATATCTATATTAAGCGTTACATGCATTTTGGAATCTTTTACATTTGCAGAATAATCTACACCCATTACATGTACTGGAATTTTGTTATCCATTTGTTACACCCTTTTCTACTAATTTTTATCAGGATCTAGTTTAATTGACTTGATTTCATGCTCAGTTAAAGTGAAATATCCATCTTTATATTGTTCTGTTCTAATTAAATCAATTTCATAACAATTATCATCAGAATCACCAGGAATAGTTACCGCATTAACAAAACCTTTATAGACAATATCATCAACATCTTCAACTATGACATTTTTACCCCAATAAGGTCTTAAATCCATCTGTAATCACTCCTTTGGCTTATAAGGAACTATATGTATCCTCTTTTTAGAATAGTGTATTTTAATCCAGTCAGTTTCTTTACCTGAATTATAATCTATCCCTACAATATGATCAACATGCACAATTTCTTTATTCCCAAATCCATTTTTAGTATCATTTAATCTACCTTTACCAGCATACTTATCTAATAATTCTTGTGGATCTTCGTTATCATATAAATAACTCTTACCTTCTAATTTTGTAGATTCCATATGTGGTGCTTGTTTTTCTGGATTAATCTTAGTTCCCCATTGACCACTCTTTATTTTAGCTTCTACATGCTTTTGAGACTCTGTTTTATCACTTTGATCAAGCTTTTTCTTTTTATAAGTTATTTGCTCTCTATCATAATCTCTAGTCAAAATATCATGTTTATTACCATACATCTTATTAGTTTCTTTGATGTATTCTCTTAACTTCTTTTGACGTGCTGAAATTAGTGTTTTAGTGCGAGTTATCATCTGCTCGTCTTCTAATTCTTCGGCAATTTTCAAACGTTTTTTAGCGTCTCTGATTGAGCGTTCATAGTAACGTTGCTTTTGACGTAAATTACCATTTCTAATTGCTTCTTTAGGATTATACTGGGTCATGTTATTTACATTGACACCTGGAGTAAATGGAAATAATTTGTGCCTACAGTTAATTCCTAATGTCCCAGCAGGTTCACCGTAACCATGATTATAGATTGAATCATACTTGTCATTGTAGTTAGGATCATCAGTTGGAACGATATTGACTACCTTGCCTTGAATATAAGCACACGCTTCACGACTATTAGGGTGGCTAGACATTAAACATAACACTTGGCCAAACTCCTGCATACGTTTAGTTCGTAAATCATTGTAAGTCCTATTAGATGTTGTCGTAAGTACCATACGTGTATAACCTTCAAGAGACCATGCACGTCCAGACTTATCTCTCATAACTTCGATACCTTTATCTAATTGTTGATAAATAGCATCTTTAACTGCTCGATCATGAGTTTTAAGTCCAGTTACAGTTTCAATTGTTGAGCGTTTTAAAATTTCCTGGTATGTTCGCATAACAGGATTAACACCATAATTGCGACTAAGCAAAGTTTGATTAATCGTATTGTTTAGAGTATCTGTAGTTTGTCTAACCATTGAATCAAGCATGTTAAAACTCTCATCACTGATTGGCTGACTTACTTGGCCACTGTACTTCAATTCTTGACTGACTTCATCTAATATCTCATATCCGTCTTGTTTTAAAATAGTTTCAATTTCACTAGGTGAGATACCGTCAAAGTCTGCCATTAAATCAATTACTCTCTTGGTTAAAGCCCCCATTTGTGATAATTGCTGTGCTTGCCACTGAACAACATTATCTTGTGTTACATCTTCATAGTGCCCACGTTGTAACACTTTGATAATTTCAGAAAATATCTTATCTTCTAAATTAGAATATAGATTAGCAATATTATTTGTGTCTTGGTCTATTTTCTGCTTTGAATCCATAGGCTAGACACCACCTGTATCTTGCTCCTGAAATACATTAGCAGAATAATCTGGTTGTTCATTAGTAACTTGAGCTAACCATTTTTGAGCATCTTCTTCACTCAACCCAAAGTTGCGTTTTAAATACTCAAGCTTTGGCATAATTCCAGCAGCAACTAACTGCATCTCATCAGCCCGTTGTTTATCTTTATCAATAAACACACCATCATCAAAATGTATAGACAATTCAACATCTTTCACATTGCCAGTCCATCTAGGCTTACCGTCAGAAAAGAACTGTCCCACACTAGCTACTTCAAGAATTGCATTAACTAATTGATTTAAAAATAGTTCTACTTGAGTTAAATAACTGGAACGTGTTTGATAGGTTGTAGAATTTTCACTAACAACTTCAGTAGCTGTTTTGACTCCTTGACCATCATAAGAGAATGTACCAGAACTAAAACCAATCTGTTGCTCAAACTCACGTAAGAAGTAATCAATTGACTCTTTAAATTGAGTTGAACGAATATCAGAAGTTAAGTCTGTTACACTCAGCTTATCTGTATCTCCATACATACCTTGGTAAACATCTTCGTCCTTATCAAATAGGACTGGATGAGCATCGTCTACTTCATCTCCATACAGATTGCCAGTAGGTTTCAACATTTCAGCAGGAACAGCAATTCTACGTTTACCCATTCTTACTTCATGAACAAACATATCATGAGTTCGATTAATAGCATCTATTACATTCCTAGAATTATCTACGATACCAACACCAAGTGGACTATCTAAGTTTTTATTATTCGCTCCTGGTGTTCTAAAATATGCAAATAATGGTTTAGTAATAACATCAGTAAAGGTTAATTCTGGTGCTAAATTAGGATATAAAGTTTCAAGTGCTACTTGTTCTCCAATTACATCTGATTGATAAGAACGATATAACTCATTTGTTATGTGATAAGTTTTAGCGTCATCCCACTCATGGAACTCAAGCAACGTATAATAAACATTTCTATCATTCTCAGTTCTAACTGTACGACTAGCAAAAGCACATTCAGAAATATCATCAGTGTTGTTACGTAATGGATAGAATTGGTCTGCATTAGCCCAAGCTATCCTAATAACATCATTATCATCAACATAAGGTCTAGCAGCTAAACCACCTAATGAAATAGCAGTTTCTAAGCGTTGCTCAAATCTCATATTGAACTTATTATCTTGAATTACTTCATTGATGAACTCGTTTGTCGTTTCATCTTCTAACGATAAAGAACATTGTTCATTAAAGATAATTGACGCTAATTTCTTAGATGCTAACTTAGTCACATTTAGAGAACTCAACGGACGTTGTCTGTATTCACCGTATGAATTACGATACTTAACTTTTGGTAAATCATCCTTGTAATACAACTTGGCCAACTTTATTCGTTCGTATTCCATTGGATCAATCGAAACTCTATCATCATCAGTAATGTTAGTTAAACTCTTTACCATTCCTAACTTGGCACCTCCTTTCCTGAACCAATCTTTTATTTGTTGAATTAATGACATCACTCCACCACCTTAATATCTCAGACCTAGCAAGCGTTCATTATCTCGCACAAAGTACTGAAATTGGTCGCATGTATGGTCTTCTTCTTTGATAACTTTAGGATCATCACTATTTAAAGTTTTCTCATCCCATCTGTAATTTCTATGCTCTTCAATAAAGATCTTATTTGCTTCAGTATCCAGATAATAAAAACGACCCTGAGCAACTATATTTTGCACACGGTCTATCATGTCTACTTTTTTTAATTTTGCTACCTTATGAAGATGTACTCCGTAATCATTGTAGAACTGATTATCTAAAGCACCTTCAGCAGAATCTATTGTTAATTTAGTTGCCGGCTTTTTGAACTGTTTGGCCAACTTATTGATGAATGAATACAAGTCCTTAGATAACTCACTAGGTGGCTTTTTATGAGCCTTGCCTTGTGGACTGTAATAATAAGTATCCAATAGAATTACACTACCTTTTCTAGTCAATCCATAAGCACCAAATGTAGTAGCAGATACTTCATGACCAGAGTCAATAGCACAGAACCAATTTGTAATGTAATCATCACTTGGCAACTCTTTTAATGCTTTGAAATTATTCATGCTGTAAATATTAGTACCAAGTCCAATGACTTCACCCAGATACAACCAACGGTAATAGTCATAATCATTATTCTTATAACTCTCAATCAGTTTTAATTGTTGATCAGTTGTGAATCCTAATTCATCATCTAAGTAGGTACTCGTATCAACAAAATATTCTGGATCTTCTTCTCTAGCAGTTACCCAGTCATTTATCCACTCATAAGGATTACGTGGTGGATTGTATGAAAAATAAACTTTTACATCATCAACGTAATCTGGCTTTTGTCTAATAAAAGAAGGTATAGATTGATCAAACACATCTACACCTTTCATGTTTGCTGCTTCTTCAAACCAAACAGCAATGATATTATCTACCTTGTTAGATTTAAGCTTATGTGGATTATCAGCACCATAGAAATAAAACGTACTGCCAGTTAGCTTATGTGTAATTCTCAATGGTGACTTGTAGTAATTATACTCATCACTTAAATTAAGCATATCTAAAGCCCACATAATTTGACTGTAAACTGTATCATGTAAATCTGACTTGTTGGCCAGAATGCACACAACATTTACTTTTTTGTGCAACTGCGTCCACTTCTTAATTAATGTAACTAACTTCAAACTAATAACAGATGATTTAAATGAACCGCGTCCACCTTTAACAATGATATATGATTTTTTAGTAGTCCATAATTTGTAGAAATGTGGATTAACCATCTCGGTCATTTTAATAACTTTACTCATCTTCTACATCTCCTATATCATCAACTAAAACAGTAGAATCATCTGACTTGTTTTTACCAGTGAGTTCATCAGCTCTCCAACGTGCAATATCTGCTTCTGCGTTTGCCTTACGTACCTTAGCTTTGTCTAACTCTGGTGTGCTACTATCAGTTAACCTACCAGCCAACTTCAAAATAGAAATAGCAGCTTGTAACCTAACCATTTCAGATTTAGCTGTTTTAACTAAAGCATAAATAGATTGCATTGCTTCCGAAACATACTTGTCTTCAATAATCATAGTTTCATATTGTCTTCTAGCTTGTTGGAACAATTTATTTTCACGTTTCCACTTATAAATTAAACTCTCTGAGCAGTGAAGTACTTCTGCAATTTCTTTGTTGGTATAAGTACCTTCATATAGCATAACAACGGCTTTTTTCTGTCTTTTAGTCAATTCAAAAAAAGGTCCTTTTTCTTCACTTTTCTTCACACCATATCACCCACCACCTTTTAATTTAATCTTGCTAACATCTCTACTGTACTTACGCTTATGTTTTACCGGATGTTTCTTGTAATGTTTCTCTAACTCACGTAACATTTTCAGTTCTTCATAAGTTTGTACCTTTCCGAAATCTATACTATCTTTCATAATTTTCTCCAAAATAAAAAGCCAGCCTGGATAGACTGACTTAAAATATTTTCAATAATAGGTATTAATCGGTTTTATTCACAATATTATTATAGCATCTATTTTTTAACATGGTGTCCTGTCATTGTTTCGTGAATGTTTTGCGAATGTTTACTTTTTAACTCGTAAATCATAATATGGAGCAAATATCTCAGCGAACCATATTAGTGCTTCTTGTTTTAACTTCCAAAATCTACTTCTGCTGTAATGTAGTTCCTTACGTAAGATATACTCAGGCTTTCCTTCCAAATACAGCTCTTGTAAAATGTAGTTCTTGTTATACGGACAATAACTAATTGCACGTTTTATGAGAAACAATTTATCGTTAGCTCCCATTTTTTGTAGTATCTTTTCTTCAGTACTATTTCCAATACTTCCACCAGGCATACCGCTTAGGCTAGGGCTTTGAAGTTGTTCAAGCTGTGATTGAGCCTCAAAAAGTGGTATTGCCTTTAATAAAAATTTCTCAACTCTATTTGCCGTTTTCACTTCATCAATGTTAAATTCTGGTAATAATTCTATATTCTCCACAGCTCTACACGCTCCCTATGATATAATATATTCATGTTAGATTGGCACGTCTCTTATTTCAGGGAGCGTGTTTTTTATTAATTCCATTAAACTTACTCCGAACGTGCAATAACATTATTTTGATAAAACAGAGTACCGTCAATGTTTGTTAATTTGCAGTATTCATATCGTCTACCCCATATTTTGTTATATGGTACTTCTTCATTATTTTCATCAAAATATTTAATGGTATTTGTTCGTTGTCCTCTGTAACATTTAAAATGAACTTTCAAACCATCTTCAAATAATATTTCGCCTTTCATATCAAAATTCATACTTACATCTCCTAAAAATTATCATCATGAATGTTTGCTATCACAGAAACTTTAACTTGATTTTCTGCTGCTTTGTGGTCTTTAGCTTTAACAATCATGTTTCTTATGACGCTACCGACTGTATACTCCACCAAATATAACTTCACTATTTAGCCTCCTTTTCAATGATTTCTTTTAACATGTCTTTTCTGCCGTCACTATAACCACGATCATACTCTTCGTGCTCATCAGGATAAGATCCATCTTTCCAGTCAGTCACTAGGTCTGGAATGTTAGTACCTAGAAACTTAGCTATTTCTTCCAACTTCTGAATAGATGTGTTTGCACTTGAATTGTAAATAATTTTCTGATGTCCGACTTCTTTATACAGTGATTCTTTAGTTAATTTCTCTCGTTGCAAAATATAATTAATATTCTCATGAATTACCTGTGCTATAGGTCTTGATTTATACATAGATACCATTCCTTTCAATAAACGGTAAATTAATTATTATTTATCTTCTGTATATCCAATTACATTGTTATTTATCATTTCGAAATAAGCAGTTCTTTGCTTATTTATCCTTTTATCAAAATAATGAAGTACTAAATATGGATACCCTTTTTCATCTATAAGATCTTCTTTTTTTGAAACGTTAGTAAAATGTAATGTCTTCCCATTTGCTAAAAATATTGTAAAGTTTTTTCTTTTTCTATCTTTTTTTCTGCTCATTTTGTTTTCTCCATTCAAAGCGTTAAATTTTGCCAATTCGCATGCTTTTTTTAACGTACTTGAGTTAATTTAAGTTTGAGATCTAACCGACTAAATTCAGATGCTAACTCGATAAATTCTTTTTTAAATTCATCAAACTCTTTGAATTTAAATTGATTCGACAGTCTATCTTCCAAATCATCTTCGATTGCCTTTAACATTACTGTTAGTACATCCATTTTACATGACCATTCTGCTAACTTAGCTTGCTTTTGCTCTTTTGTTAATTCTCCAAATAAATCATCAATATTTCTATTCATTTTTACATGCTCCTTTATCCAGCTATCTAAAGACTATTCTTACACTACGATAACTCTATTCAATTACTAATTTTGCATTTACAACTGGAGCATCATGTAAAAAGCTATCATTTAGTTCTTCTATACTTAGATATCCTTTGGAAACCTCACCAGTCGCTAAATTAACCACTGCATATTCAGTTAAAGCTCCAAATAAAGGATAATTTTTCACAATCATCATATATCCATCACGTTCTACAACATCTCCAACCATATATTGTTTTTCTCTAGCTGATTCTATTTTCATTTTGCATTTCTCCTATTTTAGTGATTCAGATATTTCTGTTAATGTGTAATTAATTAAAATTAACATTAAGGTTGTAACAACGCTATTTATTGACGCGTTATTTATAGCTCCGTTAATATAAACAAATAATAATAAAATTGTTGTTGCTATTCGTACAAATCTTAAATACATTTCATTTCCTCCCTTGAATTTGACTAACAGCTTCATCTTGATATGACAAGATGTCTACTAAAAACTTAACAACTAACGGATGTGGATACCTGTTTTCAAGTACACCTAGTGTCTCAATACACCATTTCCAATACTGCGAACTACCCAATCCTAACTTCTGCATCATCATATTTGATGCTTCCATCCATTTCTGTAAATCCTTAAAAAAATCATCCCAGTTCATCATCCACCACCTCAATCTGAATAAAAATTCCTGGAATATCTGACCAAAACTTTTCAACAATCAGACTCACAATGAATCTGTCATCTTCCCAAAAGCCTAAACTGGTCATGCAATCCTGTAGCAACTTCACACTATTATCTAAATCTGGTTTTGTATCTTTGAAAGTTCCATCTGGATATTTTCCGTTTGAATCAAAACACCATTTAATCATTAATCTGATTTTCCCAGTAATTTTTTCATCTGGAGTATATCTAGCAAGGTTAGCCATAAATTTCTGTCTAGCTAACTTTAAGTCATTAGGTTCATAAAAAATTGGTTTACCATGAACAACGTGAACCTGTTTTTGTTGATGTGTTGTTCTAGGTATTTTTTTCATTGGAACAAAAAATCTATACATTATTACACCTCAAATATTTTACTTATATTCTTTCTGTCACAGCTATTTTCCGGTCACTGGTTGTGCTTTGTCACTGCTACTCCCCAAAGGGAGCAGTGACAACACACAGTGACACCAGAAATGACAAGGGTTTTGGAGTTGTCATTCACTGTCATTTCTATTTAGAATGTAACGAATGTGTCACTATTCACATCTAAATAGAAATGAATTTGTGAATTATAATTTTTAATTATCTTTATCATTAGTTTTATACATATAACCACTATCTGATTTAAACTTTTGGCTTCTTTTGATTCTGTTGTATAAAGCTGTCTTTTTGATATCTAAATAATTAGCAACTTCCATAAGCTCAACTGGTTCACCGTCTACACTCAAAACATTAAATGCTTCTTCTAACTCTTGCTGAGTTTTCTCACTACGATTTTGATTAGACTTCTGAACGCTCTTTTTCCATTTTTCTTTTGAACTATCATCTTCAAGTTTTATATCTTGTAATGTTTCATCCAGAACATGAATTGGATATCTAAACCAAGTATTTACCGGTTTAAATTTAGGAAATTCACGTAATGTTCCTTCTAATCTCCATACAGTAGCTTGTCTAACTGACTGGATGGCTTTTTGTTTTTGCTCGTCAACGTACTTCAATATTTCCTGCGAATTAGGCAAGGTATTAATTGCACTCATCAGATGATGTTCCATTTGTTTTTTGCTGAACCTGTCATCTGGTCCAACTCTGTCATAGTTAGGAACATAATGTTTAATTGCTTGGTTGTACAATTCACAGATAACTTCATTTTCTTTGTAGATATACCTATCTTCAGTAACTGGTAATTCAATTAAGTCCAAGATTGCATCTGGATCTCTAGCAAATACCCCTGAACCAGATGAACGGTCCATTGAGTTCTTGCCGCCTTGAGCACCTTTAGAATGATGATGAGCATAAATAACTGAACAATTTAATTCAGTGGCAATTCTGTCAAACTGATTAACAAAGATCGACATATCATGAGCGTTATTTTCATCACCGGTTAAAACTTTATAAATTGGATCAATGATAACAGCAGTATAATTTTGCTTGGCAGCTCTACGAATTAACTTAGGTGTTAGCTTATCCATTGGACTTGTTTTACCACGTAAATTCCAAACATCTATGTTCTTAACATTTTCGTGGCCACGTCCTAATTGATTATAGATATCTACAAACCTTTTGCTTGCTGACCTATCATCAAGCTCCAAGTTTACATATAGCACTCTCCCCGGATGATTTATTGGAAAACCAAACCATGACCAGCCTTCTGCAATACTGATAGCTAATTCAATTAAGGCAAATGATTTACCAGCTTTAGATGGACCAGCAATTAACATCTTATGACCTTGTCTTAAAACTCCACCTATCAACTCTGGAGCTAGTTCGATTGGTTTATCAAACAAACCAGCCATATTTTCCATTTCTGGCAAATTGTCGTTTAAATCTTCAATGTATTCTTTCCATTCGTCCCAATTAGCTTGGCCAATATTTTTATCAACGATATATTGTTTCTTTCCATTTCTTTCAAATCCTGGTAAGCGTGTTAGTCTAGATGGATTTTTATTCTGACGGTCAATTTTTAGTCCATTTTTCTCAACAATCTTGTAGAGATAATCCACACGTTCTTGATATTGAGGATAGTTTTGAGCATCTACTTTAACAATCGCATGTAGACTTTTACCACCAGAATGAACCAACACTGCGATTGGTAATTCTAGTTTTTTCAGGACTTCGTACTGTTGTTCAATCGACATGCTGTCGCTCTCAACTAACGAATAACGATAATCAACGACATTCTCATTGGTGATCCCTTTTCCGTCTAATGGATTGAATCTAATCCAAGCTCCCATTTCAGCGTTAGGATCTCCCAACACCATTCCAACATCACCGTTACTCTTACGTAACTCATCTATAATTTGACCTGCGGTTTTCGTGTAGACACCCCTGTTAGGTAGCCATTTTTCATGATCTCCTTGCTCGTGTTTATAGCCATCATTTACATAAGAGATAATGTCATCTGCACTAAATAAGGTTTCAATATATTCTGTTATTTGTTTAACCGGATTCCATGTTTTAGGTGGTAAGACTTTCTCACCATCAATATAATCCTTGTTAATTAACTGATAACCTTTATCGATTGAGGCAACAAAACTATCTCCCCAATCAAAACTATCATTGCTATCAGCTGAGTATGATTTCCAACCATTATCTTTGGCCAACTGTGTGATAGTTGCTCCTGTAACTGGTTTAGTGGAGCCATCAAAGGTATTCCACTTTCTCTCAGTTTCTCCATCATGGTATCTAGCACTGTCTCTTTGTGACCAGCTATCCCAGTCGTTGACACTGTAGCCTTCATATTTTAGTGCCATACCTACATTGACCCATTCTTGATAATTGAGCATTGCTGGGTCAATATAATCTAGTAATTCTAATAGATTTAATTTGTGTTCTTCCAAATTTCAGTTCTCCTTTCTTAGAAATAACACTGCAAGCCAGAATCGAACTGGATTTGCTACCCTTTAGCCTTGCAGTACAGCAGTTTTATCTGCTAAGCCGGTTTGTATTCTGCCGGTTTAATTCCGTGAGGTATTCTCCAACCGTTAGCTGCAATTCGATTAATTAATTTAGTTGCTGCTTCAAATTGCCAAGTCCCTACATGTTGGAACCCACGATTTTCTAAAAATCTAATCTGTTTAGGTGTTGATAAGCCTGCATCTCGACGTTTTACTAATCTGTTAATTAACATCTCAGCCTTACCAGCGTTCTCAATTTCATCTGGGAAAATTCCCCATTTCTCTAGTGCTTTAACTTGCTTGTTGGTTGGTGGTGACATCTGCCAGCCAAAACTTGGAACATAATCCGTTAAGTCAGATGCTTGGATAGACATCTCAAATTGCAGTGGATCAACTAACTTACGCTTACGTCTCTTCATTTCAGATAACTGTTTGGCCAAAGATTCTTCACGCTCTAAAGCAACATCTTCTTTGGCTTGTTGTTCTGCTTGTTCTAGATCAATTGGAGCTCCTAACTCTTCAATATTTTCTGTCATCTTTTTGGCCACTGCCTCATCAGTAGCTATTAAATTAGCTGGATGACATAACTCATGACGTTCTGTGTGCCACAAGAAATCTAGCAACAACAATTCTTTCTTGCCAGGTGCTAATCGTGTTCCACGACCAACCATTTGAGAATATAAGGCTCTAACTTTAGTAGGTCTAAGAACAATTACACAATCAACACTGGGACAATCCCAACCTTCAGTTAGCAACATTGAATTACATAGGACGTTGTATTTACCTTCTTCGTAATCTTTTAGAACTTGCTCTCTATCTGCAGATTCTCCATTCACTTCAGCAGCTTTAAAGCTATGTTTATTCAAAATATCTCTGAATTTCTGTGATGTTTTAACTAATGGTAGAAATACAACCGTTTTTCTGTTAAAACATTGTTTCTTCATTTCTTCAGCAATTTGTTCAAGATATGGATCTAATGCAGTTCCTAAATCTTTAGTGGAAAAATCTCCTGCTTGTTGCTTAACATTTGATAAATCTAGCTTTAATGGAATGGTCAAAGCTTTAATTGGACTAAGATAACCAGATTTAATGGCTTCTGCTAGTCCATACTCATAAGCTAGGCTTTCAAAATATGATCCTAGATTTCTCATATCTCCACGATCTGGAGTAGCAGTTACACCTAATACATTTGCATCTTCAAAGTGATGTAACACACGTTGATATCCGTCAGAGATTGCATGATGTGCTTCATCAATAACGATTGTGTCAAAATATTCTGGTGGAAATTGATTTAATCGTTTCTCACGTTGCATTGTTTGAACTGAACCAACAACTACTCGATAGAAACTACCTAAGCTAGTCTGTTCAGCTTTCTCAGTGGCAGTCTTTAGTCCTGTTGATTTATAGAGTTTATCTGATGCTTGTTCTAATAATTCCCCTCTATGAGCTATTACTAAAACACGTTCACCTTTCCTAACCCTATCTTCGATAATTTTGCTAAACACAATCGTTTTTCCAGTCCCAGTTGGTAAGACTAACAAAGTTCGTTTCTTACCATTTTTCCACTCTTCTTGAACTTTTTGTCTAGCTTCTTCCTGATAAGGTCTTAATTCCATCAAATCACCCCTAAGCTAGAATTGTGATTTTTCCGTTCTTGATTTCATCTGATAATTGCTCTTCTAGGTACTTCTTAATGTTTAAGATTGCCATATTTCTCCAGATTCCACCGTCAGCTTCAAAGATTGCTCCTTTAGGTCCGTCTTGCATTCTGAAAATAAACTTGCTTTCTGGTTGCTCGACTTCAACAAAAGTACGATAAGGTATTAGAGTTACTGGATTAGGAACTTTTACATCTGCTGCTGATGCAACACCTGTTTTGATAGTTACAGCTTGACTTACACCATCATCACCAGTTGTTTTTACATTGTCTTCTTTGAGATTTCCAACGACCTTTAATAAAATTTCACGATCAGGATTTTTAACAAAAATTGATTGTAAAGCAACATTAAAATCTTCTACGTTATAGAATCTGTTAAACCAAAATTCTGGTAGAATAGCTTCAGCAATTGCTAGTTCTTCACGTCTGCCATCAGGTTTTAATGTGCTAACTAAGCGTACAGATTTGTGACTAGCTATATGCAGATATAGCTTTTCGTCTGCTCTATCCAAATTAGATTTAATGTAGTCTACCAAACCTGATAAAGTGTTAATTCTCAACACATTTTCAGCTAGATGTAATCTAGGTGCTATATATTGTGGCTCACCATTTTCATCAATCACATAAGATTGATTATTGATACTTACTACTCGTTCTTTGGGATTGATTCCTTGTTCTGCTAAATATTTCAATGCTTCTTTTGTCAAATCCATTGTCCTAACCCCTCTTTTCTTGTAGATCAATTACTTTACTTTTTTTCTTAGTTTCTTTTTCGATAACATCAACTGGATCTCCAGTATCTGTTCTAAGGTCTCCCTTTTCATCAATGTATGTTTGACCAGGAACACCAGACTGTAATTCATGAGCTTCAATCTTATTAGTTGTTAAGTCCTTACCGGTTAAGATTGTTGTGGCTACTGGATCTGTTGGTGCTAGTTTTGATGTGGCACTAACATTTGTTTTAACTACTTGTCTAACATCATCAGGTACTAGATCAATCTTTAAAGTGATTGTTCGTTTAGCTGTTGCTTTAACATTAGGATCTTGAATGTTCTCAAACACCTTTTCAAATTCTCTATCTAGTTTCTCTTGCACTGCTCCTTGAGCTAGTTGCAAGATATTAATATCAATGTTCTTCATTAAATCTGCCTCCTAAAATGCACCGTTCCAACTATTGTTTTGTTGTGTTGGTTGTTGATTCTGAATTGGTGCTGATTGTGTTTGCTGTACATTTTCTGGTTTCAAGAATTTCTTCACACGATTATTTTGACGATCTTGGCCATCTTTATTCTTGTAACTGTTAATAACCAATTCTGCCTCGCCTGTACTACCTAAAACTGTGTTCCAGTTTGGATTAAAAGCTTGTCCATTGACTGGATTTTGACCAATTGAGCCAAAGAATTCTGTTAGTTTCCAACTCAATCTCTTCAATAGATATAAGCGTTCAGTAACTGTTGTTTTGCCTTCATTGCCAGTAAATTCAAGACTTAATTCTGCGTAAGGTGTTCCATTTGGAATCTTGTCACTATTTCCGTCATAATTCTTACGTTCAAAACCTGTTACTGTAAACTTGTATTGACCTTCTGGCAATACTACAAATTCATTTTCTTGTGCGACAAAGCTATCGCCCCAGTTTAAAAATTCGTTTTCGTTGTTATTCATTGATAATTCCTCCATTATTTTCTAATTTGTGTTTCCAACATATTTAGGACTTTATCCCAATTACTTGCTAAATGTCCCCACAACTCTGCTGGAACATTTTCTAAAGGTGTGCCTTGTGGCATGAATCCACCAACATAAATCACTTGCATGATTTCATCAGTTGTAACATGATTTACTGTCATTAAATCTGCTAAACTTTGTGGAATATTATCCGGAATGACTTCATCATATTCAGGAGCTGGTTTAGCTTCTTCTGGTTCTGGCTCATCTTCTATAACTGGTGGTTCTTCAGGCAATGACATTTGTTGTTGTGTTTGTGTTTTTTGTGTAGATTCAGATTTGATTTGTGTGGTACCCATTCCTGTTTTTGCTTCAAATAGTTCTCTGATTGCCTCAAAGTCTATTGGTAATTCATCAGGTAAGTCTAAGCGGTTCTTAGCATCCCAAGCCGGCTTATGTGTTGTATACATGACACGTTGTCCACCTGTAGCTTTCTTACTGTCAGATTTACTATCAGTAATGATTGTTGTTTTGTAGTTAAAGAACAGAATCATGTCAGCCCATTCTTTGGCCAAACTAGCATCTCTTTTTTCAAGTTTTAAAGTGTACTTATCGTATTGTCCCATTTCATCAGGTAACTCATGTTTTTTAGTTTCAGCATGAGCAGTTATAACAACATTGATTCCTACGTCTTTAATCTCAGTTAATTTATTGAGTAACTTTCCGATTTCATCAGACAAAGCCACATATCTAGATCCATAATTTGTTGAGTCGATAGCAGCCCACTTGTTTTTGTCCATTAGATACTTTTTGGCCAAGCGTTCTGCCCAGTCTAATGTGTCAATAATCAATGTCTTTCCACGAGGTTCAGACTTAATGTCTTCTAACTCATCTAAAATCATTGTCCAAGATGTTGGATTTGGTAATTTTCTAGCATTGATGAAACCTGTTGAACCTTCTGTATCAATAAAGATCGGATCTGGAAACTTACTAGCAAAAGTTGTTTTGCCGATTCCTTCAACTCCATAAATTAGTACTTTCATTGGTTCGATTTTCATTGTTTGTTGAACTTCATATTTACTCATCTTTAAAACGCTCCTTTCCCAGTCCAAGTGTTTTTAATTTCCGGCTCTTTGGCCACTGTATTATTTTTAGTAGCATAGCCATCTTCAATGATGATTGAACATTCATCACCAGTTGAAACTCTAGTTGCAATTCCTTGTAACTGTTCTTGTTCAAGCCAATGATTAAATTCCTCTAGTGTTTGCATATCCATCTGTTCTAACTTGTCTAGCAGGATAAATCCACAATTTGGTTTTAACTTACGGACAATAGCAGTTGATACTTTTAATTGGTCTGAGCCGGACATGTTGTCCCACTTTTGACCTTTATAGATCAGCTCACCATTATCAACTGACAATTCTGGCAATGGTAAATCAGCACTATTTAATAAATCAGATTTCTCTTTTCTAACAGCTTCAATATCTCTAGTTAGTTCTTGATACTTATCTTTATATTGGTTAGCATCTTCTTCTGCCTTATCTTTATCTAGGTTGGCTCTAACTTTGCGATTTAACTCATCAATTTCTGCTAGATTTCTTTCTAGCTCTTCTGTCGATTCGTCCTTGAGTTCTAAAACTGACTTCTTGGCCACATTTACATCTTCAGTTAATTCAGCCAATTTAGCTTGTTCCTTTTCTAGTTCTTCCATCAACTGAGATACTTTTCGAGCTTGGAAAGTATGTTGTTCTTCCAAACTTTTTAAGTTATCTCTTTTACGTTGATTTTCTCCATTTCTAGCTAATATATCTTGTTGCTGTTTGATTAATTCGTTAACTGGAACTAATTCGTGTGGAGCATCTGGATAGTATGTTTGTTCTTCAGCAAATTTCTTCTTTTGGTCAGCAATCTGGCCAATGGTTCTACGCTCGTTGTACAATTCACCTTCTTTCATTTCTAGTTCTTGTAACTTAGGACCTACACCAATGATTTGTAGCAAGGTGTTAGCTTTTTCTTTTGAAGTAGATTCCATAAACTTAGGCAAATTAATGGCTAGCTCTTCCACAAAATCATTGAGCAATTGTTGGCCACCCTTTTTACCATTAGGATCAATAACTTTTAGAGTTGAATTCTTGCCGCTACGTTCTACAATCAAGCCATTATTCATAACTACATGTAGGTGTGGTGGTGTTACTGATCCTTGTCTTTGAGCTTGTGATGGCTTGTATTTGTTGCCACCTAAACCCCAAGCAATTGCATCTAAGATTGATGTTTTACCTTGGTTATTATTTCCACCAATGACTGTTAAGCCATTTGGTGTAAACTCAGCTTTTACTGCTTTAACACGTTTAACATTTTCGATTTCCAATTTATTAATCTTCATTGCCATTGTGTTTACCTCCTAATTCCTTATACTTATCAAGTAGCCACTTAGCATTTTCTTCATCATACGAACTCTCAATTTCTGCCGTGGTTTCCAAAAACACTAATAAATGCTGCTTATTTTCAGTATTTGCAATAATTCTATTAACACCACGTCTAAACTTAATTCTGCGACTTAACAATTTGACATCTGATGTGCTATAATTAGTACATGGATTTGATTTGTGTGGTACATCTTTAACGGATGTACCTTTTTTTATTGTTCTCATCTTGTATTCTCCTAATCAAAGAATTCACCTTTTTTTATTGCTATAACAATTCCGTGCAGTGCATATCCTGCAAGAACTGATAGTCCAATCAATGTAAAATAAGCTGCTGTTGTTAATTTGATCATCTTAATCATCCTTTCTAAAATAATCTAAGCTAACGTCTAAAGCGTCTGCTATCTTGCACATATTTTTAAATGAAGGTTCAACCCCATCTTTATAACTTTGTAAAGTCGTTTGCCTAATTCCTGTTAATTTGCTTAATTTATATCTTGTTATGTTTTTAGTTTTTAGTAGTTCTTCAAGTTGATTCCACATAATTACACCTCACTATATATAGTGTTTCATACATTTGATTACTACAATATATTGTAGTATAATTTATTTAGCAAATAGACAGCCTCCTAAAACTTTTATTTGCTATTTTATAAAGAGAGGAAGTGAAAATATGTCCCGTAACCAACATGTTGTGCCTGGGAAGAATGGTGGTTGGAATGTAAAAGGAGCTGGTGCAAAACGAGCTACAGTTCATACTGAAACAAAACAAGATGCTATAAACATTGCTCGTAACATCTCTCAAAATCAACATTCTGAACTTATCATTCATGGCAGAAATGGTAGAATTCAAAGTCGTGATAGCCATGGTCATGATTCTTTCCCACCTAGAGATAAAAACTAGTCTTTACTAGGCAATAGTCTTATTTTGAACCCTTCTACTAATTCAAAGTTATCATTTGTGATCACTGCAATTAGTTTAGGGTTCTTTTCTTCTGTTTCAATAATTACTCTTGTCCAATTAACCATAGGCTCATTTTCACTATTTGTTTCACTTATAAACTTTTCTATCTCATTCATTTACTCTTATCCTTTCTTTTCCATAATCTGTATAAATCAACGCTCCCTGCGTACGCTATGCACGCCAGGATTCCATATATACACCACATCTTTAATCTCTCCAATTCGTAAATAAATCTTTGAGCCAACTTACTAACACAAAAACTGCTATATAAATCAAACATCCAATTAATACTGCTAAAACTGGTTCCATTAGGTCACCTCAAATTTTTTTGCTTATCATATATCTATCCAAATCTTCCTTATCAAAAAATGGCTTACTACCTCCTTCTATTGGATAGATTGGTCTTGGTGCATCTGGTTCTTTCCGGACATTATAAAAATACTTTGTGTCCATTCCACAATACTCAGCAGCTTGAGATAGATTTAAAAATCTTTGGCTCTTAAACTTCATTCTTTCTTCAGCTAGTTTCAACAAGGCATCAAAAAGTTTGTTTAAAAAATCTCCTAATGCTTTTTTGCTAAATAAGTCTGCTAGTTCCATATCGCTCGCCTACCTTATTTTTAAGTCAGAAATAATTTTTAAAATAATCTGATTAGCTTTTGGATTCTTTTTGCGTCCGGATAAGTAATCGGACATATCTTGTTTGTTTACTCCGTACATGACGGATAAAGAACTGATAGAGATATCATTATCAGTTAGATATTTGATAATCTTCTCTCTGCCACTTAATGTTTCTGGCATTTAAAGTCTCCCCTTTCTGATATAATTTATTTATCTCCTAATGAAAGGAGGTGTAGTTTTATGAAGTTAAATCCTGATATTATTGATCTAATTCAAGATGCTTTAAACAATATTCCTAACGGTACTAAAAAAGCGTTTAGTTTTCCTGAAGTTGATCAAAAGGAATTATTATCTCATTTGAAATACTTACATTTAAAATATCCATCTATTTTTTCTGAACCTGATTTTTACTATGATGAATATGTTAATGTTGTTATTACTAAACCTATTGATCGTTAAACTTCAAAGCATCTAACAAAGCTTCAACATCAATATCAAGGACATCTGGTACACAGTTAATTGTTAAACGAGGTTTATCAGCTGCATTCATATCAAGTTTGATGTCTGTTATACCTCTATCTAACCTGTGACCATTTACTTTAACATCATATTCAAAAGAGTAACCGTTCATTTCGACGTCGGTTATTCTTTTTTTGATCTCAACTTTTAATAATTTCATAGCAATCACTCCTTTCTATATTCAAATAATTCTCCCGGTGTAATATCTAGTGCTGAACACAACTTATCAATCGTATCTAGCTTAATCATTGTCGTTTTATCGTAATACAAATGAGTTAGCGTACTTCTTGAAATTCCTGTCCATTTATAAAGTGTTGCTATTTTGATTCTTTTTTTTACCCATTATTGTTGATAAATTATTGACAATCATTTCCCTACACCTCCTATTTTTTTAATGTGTAAGTAGAATTGATAGAAATTTTTGTAGATATATTGACTTATTTATACAAATATTCTACAATTGTAGCGTAATAAATAAGCCTTTAAAGCCTATCTATTGTATTTTCCTCTATTGGCTTTTCTTGCTTTTTTTCTATCAAACTAACTTACAAATTATATTATATACATATTTTCTACATTGTCAACAAATATTGTCGATTTTTTGTATACATTTTTTGTAATATCTTTAGGAGGACATTTATGCTATGCAATCAACATATGAAAGAATAAAATTATTAGCTGAAAAACAAAAAATATCTATTCGAAAAGTAGAAGAAGATTTAGATTTTGGAAATGGAACATTAAATAGATGGAGAAAAAACACGCCTGGAGCTGATAAACTTTCTAAAGTTGCTGATTATTTTGGAGTAACTACTGATTATCTACTTGGTAGAACAGAAACACCTCAATTTACAAGCAAAGATGAAAAAGATATCCAGAAAAAATTAACTGAGATGATTGATGGTTTAAGTGATGATAGCTCTTTAGCTTACTTAAACAATGGTGGTACTGAAATAGATGAAGAAGATGCCGAATTAATTAGATCTGCTTTGGAAAGAACACTCAGAAGGTCTAAATTATTAGCAAAAGAAAAATTTACACCTAAAAAGTATAGAAAGTAAGGTGTTGATCATGCGTTATACAGATTGGACTAGAGAGAAAGTGAATAAGATTATTAAGAATGCAAATTCAAACAATCCGTATAAATTGTGTGATTTCTTGGGAATTCATGTAGATTACGCTGATTTGGGAAAAGATGTTTTAGGGCTAAGAACTGTTAATTTTAGAATTCCAACTATTCTATTAAGCACTAGAAATTCTGATCAAGAAAATTACGTAACTCTCGCTCATGAATTAGGTCACCACATTTGCAAACATGATACTAATACTGAATACCTAAAGCGTCATAATTTAACTTTTAAATCATATGGTGTTGAGTATGAAGCGAACAAAGTAATGATTGACATTCTTACATATAATACAAATATCGCTGAATTTCATACTCAAAAAGATTACATTAATTATTATGGAATTCCAGATTGGGCTGAGAAATATATAGATTGGAATCAGTTAAGAGAAAATGCTGACTTTAATACTTTTGACAGTGTTTTAGATTGAGATATCTGACCAATGATTTGAAGTCACTAAAAGCTAATCAGAAAGATATTTTAAGGAGGTCCTTTTTATGAGAAAAGGTATTTATAAAAGTATGTTGCTAGCTACTTTAACAATGGCTGGTTTTACTGCAGTTGTTACCCCACCTAATACAATAGAAGCAAAATCCGTTTTGAAAAAAGTCTTCAAGGTTGGTAAGACTGCAACTTATAAGGGTATATCTCTAAAGGTTAATAGTTTTCAATATATAGAACCGGGAGAATACGATTCTATTGATGAAGGTAAACATTACATTGTAGCTAATGTAACTATTACTAATAAGAGCAGAGAGAGTTATGATTATAACCCTTACGATTTCAAATTAAATGTTAATGGTAATAATACTGATTTTGACGCTTATCCAGACAATGTAGACAATCTTATACATAGTGGCACCCTTGATAAAGGAGCTTCTGTTACTGGTAACTTAGCTGCTGAAATTAAACAAGGTGCTACTAATCCAAAATTAAAAATGGGTGTAAGTATTTTTGACGACTCAAAAAATATTACATTTAGTTTGAAATAATAATTAAGGAGTCCTTTGGTATGAATAAGTTAAAAATTAATACTTGGAATGGAATTTTATCAATTGTAAACTGTTTTTTATTTGCTGCTTCATGGTTCTTTATTATTGGTGCGGCTTTTGATGAATCATTTAATGGAGGTGGTAGCCTAAACTCAACAGCTACATTCTTTTATGCTATGGCATGGATTGGTGTAGTTGTAAGTATTGTTGCATTATATAAATCCAAAAAGGCTTCAATCTCAATAGTAGGTCCGCTTTTGTGTTTACTTGGTAACTTAGCTTTTGGATTAGCAGCTGCTTTTGCCTTCCCTGCAATTGTTCTATTAATAATTGGTACAGTATTTAGTTTCTTACAAAAACCAGTTAACTAAAATAATAATTAAAAAATTTAATCAAAGCCAGTCATTGTCTGATGATTGGTTTTTACTAGAACATAAAAAGAACATACATTCTAAGGAGATGATTATATGGCTCAAATAATTAAATACACTAAAAAAGGAGAATCTTTATATAGATTTAAACTATATTTAGGTATTGATCCAGTTACTGGTAAACGTGTAGAAACTTCCAGGAGAGGATTCAAAAGAAAAAAAGATGCAGAACGTGTAATCAGGCAATTACAATTAGACTTTGCCAATGGAAACTATGGAAAAACTAAAGATACAAATATTAAAACCTTTGATGACTTGTTTAACTTATGGTTTGAATCATACGAAAATACTGTAAAACCTAATACCGCTGAAACTAAAAAAATAAGATATGAGCGAGTTGTAAAGCCATTGATTGGTAATGCAAATATTAAAAAAATTACTCCTGCATTAGCTCAACAAATAGTTAATAAGTTAGCTGCTAAATACAAGAGTTATCGTCAATATCTAGTAATACTCAATTCCCCATTAAATTATGCTGTTAAATTGAGTATGTTAGATGTTAATGTTTTTAAATTAGTAATCTTTCCTAAAGCTACTGATAAGAAAAAATATAAGCATATTGAATCTGATAATAATTTTTACTCTAAAGATGAACTTATCACTTTTTTAGAAAATGTCAAAGGATACAATTTCAAATACTATACATTCTTTAGACTGCTTGCCTATTCTGGTATGCGTTCTGGTGAATGTTTAGCTTTACAATGGAAAGATATAGATTTTAATGAGCAAACAATTACTATAACTAAAACCACTGCATATAATCCTGGTAAAAAAGAAACAACTATAAATACACCTAAAACTAAGAAATCAAAACGAGTAATCTCTATAGATAATGTTACGTTATCTGTATTAAAAAAATGGAGGCTACAACAACAGAAGAAACTATTGAAATTTGGTTTTAATACTAATAATTCTCAACAATTTTTATTTACAAACCCTGAGACTAACCAATATTATCCATCTCACGTTGCAACATCTTGGTTAGGAACAGTATATCGTAATTTCCCAGATATGAAAAAAATAACTGCACACGGTTTTAGACATACTCATGCTTCCCTTTTGTTTGAATCTGGTGCTAATATTAAAGAAGTTCAAGAACGCTTAGGACATTCAACTTCAAAAATGACACTTGATATTTATACTCATGTTACACAAAATCGAAAGCAAGAAACATCACTTAAATTTGCTAATTTTATGCAGAACTAAAAACAAGTGTGGGTCATTTTGTGGGTCATTTATATAAAAGTATAAAAAAAAGTTGCCATAAACGTTGATAAATCAACATTTACAGCAACTGAATTAAATATTATTTAATTTAATTCATTAATTAAATTACTTAAACAATCTTTTATTTCAGCTGGCAATGGATTATCAGGATGGTTTCCCTCATACTTTTCAATCCATTCCAGTCTAATTTCTAATCTTCTCTTCAATTTCTCAGTGTAACTCTTATCTTTAAAATCAACTGGATATTTTTCAAATGGTAAGTAATACATTCCATCTAAAGAACCAAATTTTTCCCAATTAACTTTTTCATTAGCTATATCTTCTAAAATTTGTAAAGTTATCTCTTTATCAATATCAATACCGTTATAAGATGCTGTATTCACTATATAACCAGATACATTACGTTTTTCAAATAACTCTTTAAAGTCACGATAATCTTCAGCTAATGGATATGCACGAAATGGATTAGCAAAAGGCTCAATTACAAGAGAATTTCTATCAGCATTTACTACATTTTCTGCTGTTGATCTCTTAGTAGCTAATGTTACTCCAAAAGTTGCTGCTAACGTTGGATTATCTAACTTAACAACAGGTGGAAGACTATCATCTTTCATAATCCAAAAAATAGAATCTATAGGTGCATTTTCTTTATCTACCCTATTCAAGGAAGCATATCTTGACTTAATTGTACGACCATTTCCATTACGTAAATCTTCAGTTACTAAAACTCGCTTATTTTCCTCATTTAACGTTACACCCACATTCATAACTGTGGTAAAGTAGCTTGCTTCTTTTGAACCAGGCATATAATCATTAGTCTTATCAAAATAGGCTGGTTCTAATGCAACTGAACTTCCATTTATTCTTGAAATTACAAAAGCATCATCATGAAGAACATCAATATCATATTTGCCACCATGCTTAGCATGAGTCAATGTTGATTTTCCTGAACCGGATAGCCCATAGAATGCAAAAACTTTATCATCTTTATCATCAAATCTAAATACTTTTTCTCCACCATGTGAAGCTGTATATCCATGTCTATGAGCTATTGCCCAAGCTAATGTTAATGTCGCTTTTTTTAATTCTCCAAAATATCTTAATCCTAATATTGCAGCTACGTTATGTTCAGCATCAATTATTACTAGACCATTAGGATAATTTTCATCTTTAAATTCAGGATCAGCATAAATAAAAATGTCTCCTTCTTCATATTTATGAGAAGCTTGATACATTTTTTCATATTCTGAAGTTACTGGTTGAAAATTTAGCATATATGATAACATATTAAATTCATAACCTTTTGGAACAGCAAGGTGTGATTTTAACATAAAATCTTCATCTAATCCTACATAAACTTCTGTCTTATAGAATTTTCTGTCACTAGCTTCAAAAATTGCATCTCTAAGAACTCCTGCTAATTCGTTAGTATCTTCTCCTAAATGCCCAATAATATGTCGTGCAGCTGCTGTTCTTCCAACAATTTTTCCATGATTATTTACTAACATTTTAGAATCTACTGGTAACCCTAATTCTTGGGTATGCTTTATTGGAACATCTGTCACAATTGTACTAGGACAATTTTTTGCTAAATAATATGCTTTTGAAATATCTGTTACTCTTTCAAAATTGTTACCATAAAATGCTGTTTCAACAGTCGTTCTAATTTGTGAAAGGAGAGGATTCTTTTTATTAATATCTACTTCTTTATAATGACTAATTGTACTCATAATTATCACCTCATTGTTTAAATAGTTTTTTATAATACGCTTTCATTCTATCACAATATACTATATTAAACAAAACTGTTTTAAATTATATAGATTAATACAAGTAACAAAAAAAGCCTTAGTTATAAAAACTAAGACTTAAACACAGATACCGGTGATCGGGGTTGAACCGATACGTCCTCAACGGACACTGGATTTTGAGTCCAGCGCGTCTGCCAATTCCGCCACACCGGCATATTTACAGTTAGCACCCTTAGGAACTAAAGGCGGTAACCGGATTTGAACCGGTGATAAAGGTTTTGCAGACCTCTGCCTTACCACTTGGCTATACCGCCATCAACTAACTGGGGTAGCTGGATTCGAACCAGCGCATGAAGGAGTCAAAGTCCTTTGCCTTACCGCTTGGCTATACCCCAATAAATTAAAGGGCGAAAGATGGGATTCGAACCCACGCATGCCGGAGCCACAATCCGGTGTG